AACAGCTAGTACTGGCGCGGTAGCAAAAAGTTTGTCTGCACCAGTTGGTCAACGGGTTGAAACATCTTTAATTAAAGCTGAAGGTGCAACGTCAATGATGGACACAGCTAATTCAGTGCGAGAGGCTTTGAACGCTGGTAATGTCATTGCTGGGCCATTGGCTGGTGTTCGCACAAAATTTGCTCAAGTGCTAGAACTGGCTGGTGCAGGCGACAAAGAAAAATTAGTTAACACTCGCACTGCAATTCAAGGTTTGGCTGGGTTGACGCTGGAAAGCAGGGCTGAACTTAGGGGCCAAGGGCAAATCACTGATACTGAAACAAAACTGCTTGAAAAAGCACGGTCAGCAGATATTAATGACCTGACTATTCCTGAGTTGCAACAAGTTGTTGATGTTTCTCAACGATTAGCGTCTAGACTTTACAGCAACCATCAGACACTGTTAGATAGAATGAAAGATGACCCTGCTGCTAAAGATTCAATGCGGTACTATGAACCAACATCAAAATTGTCACCTCCTGTACTTCAAGGAAAAACTCCCGCTGCCCAAAGCAAAGATGAAAAACGCCCTTCTTTAAATTCTATATTTGGTAACCCGCCCCAAGGAGTTAAGTGATGGCTGATAATTTCCGCGATCAAATTAATACGGCGCGTCGGGCTGGATACAGCGATGATGAACTAATTGGATATTTGAAAGACAAAGATTCAAGAGTTACACAAGCATTAGACTCTGGGTATAAGCCCGTGGAAATTTTGGAACATTTAGCACCAAAATTATCTACAGGTGAGGAAATTCTCAGGAAAACTGGAGTTGCTGTACGGGGCGTTACGGAGGCTTTAGCGCCAATGGCGGCTGGTGCTGGTGCTGGTATGCTAATGGGTGGCCCTGTAGGTGCTGGTGTAGGGGCATTAGCTGGCGGTTTAGCCGCGCCTCTAACAGACGCTGCTACGATGTTCTACAACAAAATGTTTGGTGACACGGCGCGCACCCCATCAAATGTAATTTCGTCAATGTTATCCGGCCCAAGGGCTGAAACTCCAACGGAACGAGTATTGCAAACAGGCGCTGGCGCTTTAGGTGGAACTAGCGGTTCCGTATCTGCTGGCCGATCAATCGTAAATCTTGGCAGAACAAGTCCAGGATTACCTGCAACCGTTGCACCGGGCACATTAGCTATTGGTCAAGAAGCGGCTCGGCTTCCAATTGCCCAAATAGTTACCGCACCTTTGGCGGCGTCTACAGGCCAAACCGTTACGGAATTGACGGATAACCCATTGGATTCCCAGAGAAACCATTACTGTTGAAGATGGAAAAATATATGTTGGGTCTTATGGCTCCAATGTTGTTGGCGAACCACCAATAATGGAAAAATATTTTACGCCAGAGGGGGGTTTCGCTATGCGTCCTCAAGCGCCGTTAACACCTTTGAGGGTGGCGGCTAACCAGATGGCTCCAGGCTCTGTTAACGCAATGGCTCCGCAAGCACCGGCTGCACCACCAAGTGAATTGCAAGGACTAATTGCTGAAAGAGATAGGCTATCAGCAATTTCTAACCAAACGCCTAGAGTTAAAACTAATATTGAAAACTTAAATAAAGACATTGAACGGCTGAGTAGGACTAAAGAAAAAATAAACGTAATTGGCGTAGCAAAAGGAACTGGTAATCCAGTTTATTTAGATTCAATCAGCGATGAACAATACATATACGTTGCTGACGCAGACGGAAAACAAAAGAGAAAATTGTATTCTGGCCCAGTAGATAGATCAACTAGCAATGTAACTGCAACAGCTAATGCTAGATTACCTCCATTGGAGAGCGCTGAACAAAAAGGTAAAGGCGAATTAAATGTTAATTTATACAAAGTAGTTTCTGATGCAGCTAGATTAGCAACAAAAACTTTGCCTGCATTAGAGACACAAGCAAAAATTCTTGACTCAGGATTTAATACGGGTTTTGGAACGGCGGCTCAAAAAGCTGGTGCATCAGTACTGTCTGCATTGGGAGTGCCAGAAGCTACTAAATTTGCTACTGACGCGCAAACATTTTTGGCTGCTACTCAACAAGCTGTTTTGCAAAAGCAACTTGAGCAAAAAGGCCCACAAACCGAGTCCGATGCAAAACGAATTACGGATACGGGGGCACAACTTGGCAATACTGTTGACGCCAATCGTTTTATAATTGATGTAGCAAAAGCCCAATTTAAACGCGATTTAAATCAAAGAGACTTTTTTGATAAATGGTGGGCAAAAAATAAAACTTACGAAGGCGCAGAAAACGATTGGTTTAATGGCGAAGGCGGTAAATCATTGTTTGACGCCCCTGAACTTACAAAATACGTTGCATCTAAACGCAGCGAAGCTGACGCAATTCTTAAAAGGAAGTGAATATGGCTACCGCTGACGAATACGCTGAATGGATTGTTAAGAATAAATCTCTTAAAGGTACGCCCGACTTTAATACAGTTGCTAAAGCCTATGAAGAAGCAAAAGCAGCCGAATCTGCTCCTGCGTCTACATTAAAGATTGTTACTAGCGCACCATACAAAGCAATAGCGGGTGCTGCGGATATTTTTTTAACCGCGCCGCAAAACATAGCAAACTTAGCCAAAATGGGCTACGGAGTTGCGGCTACTGAAATGGGACGCCCAGATTTAGCGCCAGAAGTTACTGCTCCAAATCAACCAACATCAGAACTATTTCAACGTATTGGGTTAATTCAACCGCAGCAAGGCAAAACTACGCCATTTCAACGAGGCTTGGACGTTGCAATTCAAGGCGCTACGGGAGCATTGATGGGTAGTGGGCCTGCTATCCGCGCTGCTGCACCTACGTTAATGGGTCAAACTCGCGCAGCGGGGACGATGGCTGCTATGGGCGGCGGTGCTGGGGCTGCTGGGCAAGCTGTTACTGAAGTGACCGGAGAACCGCTATTTGGGGCTGCCACCTCTATGACTGTGCCTGGGCTTGCCATCGGCGCTGCGCGCGCTCGGCAGGCCAACCTGCAAGCCCAGCAACAGCGCAACGCAGTGCGTGATTTGACAATTCGGCAAGCGCAGCAAGAAGGCTACCTTATTACTCCTGGCAGCACTACACCTAGCACACAAAACGTGTTGCTTGAGAGGTTGGGCGGTAAGACAAGAACACAACAAATTTTTGCGTCAGAGAATCAACAAGTTACTGATAGGCTTGCACGACGCGCAGCAGGAATTGGTGACACTGATCCGTTGACTAGCGCCAATATGAAACAAATTCGTGAAAACGAATACAAAAAAGGCTACGAACCTTTAAATCGTATTGGTGCAGTACCTGTAGACTCGCAATTTAACACCGCGCTTGACAATGTATTGGCCGCGTACACTGGCGCCGGAAAGTCATTTCCAAACGCCATTCCTGAACCAGTGCAAAAATTGGTTAGTGGTTATCGCATGGGGCAGTTTGATTCTGCTGATGCAATTAAAGCAACACGCAACTTGCGAGATTCATCCCGCGCAAACATGGCGAAGGGGGAAAATGAATTAGGGTTAGCTCAACGCGCCATTAGCAATGCGCTAGAAGACCAAATTGAACGCACTTTGCAAAACGCCAGCAATCCAAACACACAGGCAATGCTAGATCAGTTTCGAGCGTCACGGCAACGTATGGCAGTTAGTCATGCTGTAGAAAATGCCATTGTTCAAGGTGGCGGCTCTGTTAATGCTCGACAATTAGCAAATGATCTGCAGGTTAGGGGAAGATATTTTAGTGGCGATCTTGATTTAATTGCAAAGTTTGCAAACATAGCAAGACCTGTAATGACGCCTCCAGGAGCAGCCGGAACTCCCGGTGGAGGCTCAATGCTTGGGCCTACTTTGGGTGGGGGCCTTGGGGCTGGCACGGCGGCTCTTTTTAATCTTGGGCCAACAGGAGTCTCAGCGGGGGCCATGTTGGGCGCAGCAGCACCAAACATAGTGTCCGCTGGAGCCAGAAGTTATTTGCAATCCCCTATGGGACAAAGACGGGCGTTACCCACATACGACCGCCCTGGCGTTAACGCGCTTGCGGCTAGTAACGAAGCCAGATTGCGTTCTTTAATGGGTTTGCCAACTTTTACCAACCAGCCTAGAGAAGTCACCAATGCTATGGAAATTTTAGGCGGTTCACAATGACACCAGAAGACCGCTCCCTGCTGATCTCCGACCTGCTCGTTGCGCTCAAGAGCAGCGACACCTGTCTCGACAGAGAGGAACAGCAGTGGGTGAGAAACGCCATCAAAGCGCAGAACGACATGGAGCGGCTGCGGAAGGCCATCATTGAGAAGACACTCGCCGGTCTGATCTGGGCGGCTATTATTGGTGTGGCCTATCTGTTTGTAGACTTTCTCCGAAACCACGGGCTGAAGATATGAATTACTACCTTAATGCTTTCAATGAGATGTTGCGTAAGCGGCAGGAGAATCAGATGCGCGGTGGTGGGCAAGACTTTGATCAGGGCAGAGAGTACGCCAGCCCGTCTGGGCCGCAAGCACTTGGAATAGGCCCAGCGCGTGGCCCAGAGGGGCAATACAGGTCAGATTTCCGAGACACTATGCGGGATATGCCGCCAGCGTTAGGTTACGCATTGGGGATGATTCCTGGCATTGGCACGGCGTTTACTTTAGCCAAAGCTGTTGACTATGGCATGGGCAAAGCAGCAGAGGCAAGGAACGCCCCTGCAAACCAACAAATGTCTGAGGCTAGGCAAGCGTTTAGGACGGATGAGATTGCAGACAGAAACTCAGCTATGCAAAATACGCCGCAGCAGGCGTTTAGGTCAAGTGAGATTGCAGACAGAAACTCAGCTATGCAAAATACGCCGCAGCAGGCGTTCCAAACTGGTGAGAAATCATACACCCCGACAGCTACAGCCCCACAATCCAATAACTTCCTTGCGTCTTTGTTGAGCGGTATTCTTCCCAGTTCCTCAGTGTCTTTGAATCCAGCGCCTTTTGAAGATCGTATGCCAACGCTTACGCCAGCAGGAATGGCAGCGGCAGCACCAGGGGTAGCAGAGGCAAACGCTGCTGGATACGATTCTGGCATGGGCAACTTTGGCGGCGGCTCAGATAGCTTTGGCGAAGGCCAATACAACCAAGGCGGCATGGTCAACGCCCAGCACCTGATGGGCCGTGCGCCTGCGCCGGACGATGGCTACGGGGCGCTACAGGGCGGTGAGTACGTCATTACCAAGGCGGCGGTGGAGAGGTACGGCAAGGCAATGATGGACGCTATCAATAATGGCACTTTCCGTTGATCATGGAGTTTATAGAGGCACTGGCGAAGGGATGGCCCATGCTGCTGGCGCTGATAACGCTCATCATTGTGCTGGCTAAGATGGACATCAAAATCGCCGTGTTGGAAGAAAAGGTCAAAAGTTTGTTTGAGATTTTTAACAGGAAAGACAAATGAGCAAAACTAAACCACACTACCTGCCCAACGGCAAGTTGCACAAGGGCGAAACGCATAAGGCTGGCACTGTCCTGATGACAGGGGCAAAGCACACGCCGTCCAGCAAGCCGTTGACGCATACACCACCTAAGAAGAAATGAAAGCCAAGCTGACTTTTGCTGTGACGCTGATGGTGAGCCTAACGCTTTGCGTTGTTGTGGTTGGTATGGTGGCGGTGCTGATGATCGGCTTGTTTGACGCGAAAGTAGACAACAGCGAAATCTTTAAACTGATTAGCCCAGCTTTCCAGACGATTGTTGGCGGCTTTATCGGGCTGCTGGCTGGCGTCAAGTTATCACACGATGATGAGGAGCAAAAATGATTGGACTAGACGCTATCCTTGGCATTGGCGGCAAGCTGATTGACAAGTTAATTCCTGACCCTGCTGCCCAAGATGCGGCACGGCTGGAGTTGCTCAAGCTGCAACAGTCGGGCGAACTGGCGGCAATGACTGCCCAGACCGAGATCAACAAGGCCGAGGCCAGCAACCCATCTGTGTTTGTCAGCGGCTGGCGTCCAGCAATTGGCTGGGTCTGCGCCCTGGCGATGGGCTACCAGTACTTGGCTCGACCGCTGATGGTTGCCTTTATGCCTGCGCTGGCCTTCCCTGGCCTTGATGACAATCTTTGGCAACTGATGATGGGTATGCTGGGCTTGGGTGGTCTGAGGACGTTTGAGAAGACCCAGGGCGTAGCGTCAAAGTGACACCGCATTTCACGCTTTCCGAGTTGACGATGACAAGCCACCGGCAGTTTGACAACACGCCGAACGCTGCCGAGATTGCCAACCTGACCCGACTAGCACAGTTTCTAGAGTTGGTAAAAGCCAAGCTAGATGGCAAGCCGATCATGGTGAATTCGGCCTTTCGGTCTAAGCAGGTCAATGACTCAGTAGGTAGTAAAGACACTTCTCAACACCGGCTAGGCTGCGCTGCTGACATTCGTGTACCCGGCATGGCGCCTGACCAAGTTATACGCTCTATCATGAGCCACGGGCTGTACTTTGACCAGATCATCAGAGAGTTTGACGCCTGGACGCACATCAGTATCCCCAACACAGCAGCCCTGCTACCTCGGCGTCAGGCGCTCATCATCGACAAGCTAGGCGTGCGGCCCTTTGTTTAGTACCCGGTACGCCTCAATAGCGTCCCGCAAGTCACACCGCAACTGCTCAAGCTGGTCTTGCTGCTGCTGCAAGCGCAGGTAGGCTTCAAGCGCAAACTTGTCTAAAGTCGCCCTGTCCCAAGTCGCAAATGTAGGCGTCATGGGTGTGGGCAATCATCAGGGACAAAAGCTAGGCAATGCACCGCTGCGTGTTTGCTTTTGGACTTGACCCAGCGGTCGATGTAGGTGTCGGGCATCAAGGCCAAGGAACGACTGACGCCTGTCGGTGTTAACTTCAGTGCAAGTGCAAGTTCCAGAGCAGTCATGCCATCTGGCGCCTGGGCCAGAGCGTCCCTAATCTTTTCTGAAATTACCACGGCGCATCCTCATGGTTTTGCGGGTTGAACGGGATGGGTTTGCTTGGCTGCGCTGGTGGCAACTCGGTGGGGAAGGGCCAGTTATCCATTGTTGCGTTCCGCAGCAAAGTGGTCGGCAAGTTCCCGCGCTTTGTGCTTGTTGATGCCCTCGCGGACTAAACTCACCACAACCATGTCACGCCACTGGGTTGGCTCCTGCTCTGGCTGTGCTACTGGCAATGCCTTCGTGCCCCCGCAGTCTTTGTAATGACACGCATCACCATCTTGACAGGGGCATCGCGGGTCTTTTCCTATGCATGGCTCCTGCTCTGGCTGTGCCAAGGCTTCGCGCAACCGTTCAACTTCTGCCGAAAGAATCTCAGCAACTTCAACGCTGCCGTACCCGCCGCCGTCTATGTCATCGCTGTCGTCAGCCGCGCCATTTATCTGATAGCACAGGCTGCGTGCCAAGGCTATGCTGCCGCGCTTCCTGTTGATGCTCATGATTGTTCTCCTCTTGCTCTTATGGCGTAAGCACAGGCATCTGCAACATTTTCTGCGGATGCCTCATGCGCCTTTTGATATTTCCGCGCAATGTCTTCTACCGCCGTTTCGCAAGCCTCTCGCTCACTAGCGGCAACCAACTCAACAAATGTCTCCAGTTCAGTTTCCGTAAACACTACGCCATCGTGCCGCCCCATGAACAGAACGGGGTATACAGCGCCCACGGAGTCTGCAAGTTCTTGAGTTTTTTCTTTCATGTTGTCCCTCTTGCTCTGATAGCTTTAGCGATTCCTCGGCTATCGTCGTACCACGCTTCTTTATTTTCAGCTACTATCGCGCAAGCCTCACGCTCACTAGCGGCAACAAGGGCGGCAAAGCGTTGCAGGTTTTCATCAATCAACCCGTAAGTACTCAATATGCAATTAGGTTGATATTGCTGGGCATGGGTATCAATCAAAAACCCAGCCTCCCGCGCCAGCTTGATGATGTCATCTTTAGTCATGATTGCGCTCCTTCAACCGGGCTTCTGCCCATCGCGCCCCGGACAGAAAATTACTATCGCCAGCGTACTTTTCCGGCATATCTTCCCAAGTCAGCCCCTGCCACGGCTTGGCGTAGACCTGTGTGTCGTCATCATCGTCAGTTTGAGCCGCCCACAAGCGCAGCGCCTCTGCTTCGATCCTGCGGAATTCGTCTTCCTCTGAGTTCATAGCATCCCCCACAAAAATCCAGCCAGCCCTGCAATACCTGTCACGGCAAACAGCACAAGAATTACCGTAGCAATTAAGTGCATTAGGTTCGCCAGTTCATAATCATCATCATCATCCATTTCAACCCCCGCTGGCTAAAGTATGCCGAGGCCACAGAAAGGCGCTGCTCTCAACAGCGCCAGCTTCTTGCAGTTCCTCCACAGTCCACGGTTTCAATGGCGTTAACCGTGTATGCCCTGGTGTAACGAACACTGGCATGGTGTAGTGCGGCAACAACTTAACGCTGTTGAGGATGAACACCGTGTGTTCTGTCAATTCCAATTTGTCAGTCATAGCGTCACCTTTCTAGTTTTAAAACCACGGTGAGTAAAGCACTGCACCGACCCATCCCCCAGCAGCTTCCAGCCAGCGTTCTCGCCGCATAGCCGTTGAATTTTCTCCTCCACGGTGTCTATCCGTGCCTCGTCTTCAGACGGGCCGTCGAGCAAGTAGGCCGTGGACATGACTAGGGCAATCAACCCTGCTGCCAGCCAGTTCATGGTTTCTTTCCGAACTTCAGCACCTCCAGCCGTTCCCGGCTAGTACGCATGGTGCAGTAGCGTTGATGGATTCGTTCTAACATCTTCACGCGCTTATGCACCAACTTTTCTTCTTCCAACATAGCCAGCAATTGTTCCTCGCTGTACTCGTTAGCCTCAAGATGGAATTTTCTCCAAGTCTTCAATTTTCTTCTCCAAGTCTGTAATGCGTTGCACCACCTTGTTGTAAGCCCGTGACGCACTGTTATGCGTCCGAGTGCGGATAGAGAGTTCAGCTTGCGCCGCCCTCAGTCTTGCCTTGAGTTGTATAATTTTGTTC